ATATACTGCACTGCACCATAGCCGGCACAGACCTGGCATGATTCTTGCATAGGCAAACACTGTGCCATGCTGCATAGCAACATAATGCTGCACTGCACCATCGAAGTAAGTGCTCACTATTGCTGCATAGCAACATAGCCTGGTAAGTAAGCACTAACTAACATGACAGGGGGGGTGGGGTAGTGGCAATGTAGATAATATTGTTGAACCACCATAGATACAAAAAAGAGCAAAATAGACCTTTGTTGCTTATAAGAAAAAGAGCATAAGAATCAATTACTTATCTATTTTCCTGCATAGGCTAAACAGGGCAATGAAATCAGTGCTGGAATCTGTGCATTGCGAAGGCCTGAGCAGGCACTGAAGAGCCAGCATCGAGGCAATAAAAAAAGGACTTGACAAATTAGCAAAAATGTGCTATAGTCCTCTATATTGATAGCACTGAGACAACAAGTACTAGGTTGTGCCTTAAAAAAACATACATTAACAACTAACCTTAGGTCTTTGTGTTTCCTGTGCTGATCTATATTGGAGAGAAACTTGGAAACAAAAGACCAAGATATTGTTCTTGTGTCTTCTTCCACCGATGCCCCTTCTATGCCTACACAGAATACGGTTTCTGTGTTACCTAAGAAGAACCCTAGAGGTGCAGGTCGTCCGAAGAAGGCTGCTATTGAGGCAAAGAAAAAGAGGTCAGTGTTAGGAAGACCTCCCGGTGAAGCTGCACGCATAAGAGAATTTCATGCGAGGCTGTTGACCACAAAGGGTGACACGATCATCCAAACGATTATTAACAAAGCCTTGGACCCTACTGATAAAGACCAAGCAGCGATGTTAAAGATGTGTGCTGATAGATTGTTGCCTTTGTCTTATTTTGAAAAGCACGGCTCGGCGCAGTCCAAGGCTGGTATTACGATTAACATCAGCGGACTCACGGATGCCAAAGTAGACGCAGAGCAGACCATAGACGCAGAGGATGTACAATACAATGACAACTAAAGTCTGTAACCTCTGTGAAGAAGAAAAGGATGTGTCCTTATTTTCTGTGGACAGCAGGTCTAGGTCAGGGTACCAGACTAGGTGTAAAGAGTGTCAGTCCTATGTAAAAAAGGAGATGGCTTCCTACTACAGAGGCAAACACCTTGAGTACAAGTACAACATGACTCACGAGGATTACGAGGCCATGTTAAAGCAACAAGACCACAAATGCGCTGTTTGTGGTATTAACGAGGCCCACGCAGAGAACTCAAGGCTGTGTGTTGACCACGACCACAATACAGGGCAGGTTAGAGGTCTGTTGTGCAAGAAGTGTAATCAGGCGATTGGGTTACTACAAGACAATCCTGGCTTTTGCGAGTCAGCGGGAAGGTACCTAAGATTACATGGCTGAGTTAAATATTAAGTTGCTAAAATGGCAACAAGACGTTTTTACTGACACAACCCGATTTAAAGTAGTAGCAGCAGGTCGAAGAACTGGGAAGTCCAGATTGGCTGCTTGGCTCCTGATAGTAAATGCCTTACAGTGCGACAAGGGCCACATTTGGTACATCGCTAACACCCAAGGGCAGGCAAGGGATGTTTTGTGGCAAGTCTTGCTAGAACTGGCAAACCCAGTCATCGAAGCAAGCCACATAAACAATATGCAGATCCGTCTAATAAACGGAGCCACCATATCCCTAAAGGGTGCGGATAGACCAGAGACAATGCGAGGCGTAAGCCTTAAGTTTGTTGTGATGGACGAGTATGGCTCAATGAAGCCAGAGGTTTGGGAACAGATTATTCGCCCAGCCTTAGCCGACCAGAAAGGGTCAGCACTGTTTATCGGAACACCTTTTGGAAGGAACCACTTCTATGAACTTTATGAATATGGGCTTTCTGGTAAAGACTCAGATTTCAAAAGCTGGCATTTTACTTCGTTTGACAATGAGTTACTTGACCCAAAAGAGATTGAAGCTGCAAAGAAGTCTATGTCTTCTTTTGCTTTCAGGACTGAGTTTATGGCTTCGTTTGAGGCTGCGTCTGGAGGCATTTTTAAAGAAGAATGGATCAAGATAGACGATGAAGAGCCTAAGGATGGTCGCTACTTTGTAGCTGTAGACTTGGCTGGTTTCGAAAATGTCGCTGCTGCTACCACTGCAAAGAAGAAGAGACTAGACCAGTCAGCAATAGCGATAGTCAAGGTAACGTCTGAGGGTTGGTGGGTTGCAGATATAGAGTACGGTAGGTGGGACATTAAGCAGACCGCACAGAAGATATTTGATGTGGTCCGTGATTATGAGCCTGTTTGTGTTGGCATCGAAAGAGGCGCATTAAAGAATGCCGTTCTACCTTATCTGTCTGATCTTATGCGTAAGTATAACAGTTACTTCCGTATTGAAGACCTCACACATGGAAACAAGAAAAAGACAGATAGAATCACTTGGTCTTTACAGGGCAGACTAGAGCACGGAAAGATTACCTTCAATGAGGGTCCTTGGAATAGTGAAATCATCGATGAACTGATGAACTTCCCTAATGCCCAGGTCCACGATGACTTGATTGATGCCTTGAGTTACATTGATCAGATAGCGATTGCAGAGTACACCTCAGACTATGAGGAAGACGATTACACACCAATGGATGCCGTTTCAGGCTACTAGGAGAGAGCATGGAAGAGCAAGAAAACGAATACAACGGTAAAGAAGCTAAGATCACTGAGTGGGTCTTATCTCGTTGCCTTATGTGGCGCAACCACCGGGATGAGAACTATTTAGAGTCTTGGCAAGAGTATGAGCGTCTGTGGCGTGGTCTATGGTCTGGAGAAGACAAGACAAGAGACTCTGAGCGTTCACAGCTTGTAACCCCTGCCCTTCAGCAGGCAATCGAGTCCCACACCGCTGAGATCGAAGAGGCTATCTTTGGTCGTGGTGAGAAGTTCTTTGACATCGTTGATGACCAAAAAGATCAGCAAAGAATCGATGTAGAGCAGATCAAGAACCAGATGTATGAGGACTTTAAGAACCAGAAGGTCCGCAAGTCAGTCTCCGACATTGTGCTCTTAGGCGCTGTCTATGGCACCGGCATCGGTGAGATTACCATCGCAGAGAAGACTGTGCTAAGGCCAGCGATGCGCCAAATCGTAGAGATGGGTGTTTCTGCTATCGGCGTTGAGGAAGTACCTAAGTTTGTTGTTGGCCTCAAAGCGATTAACCCTAAGAACTTCTTGATTGACCCCACCGCTACCAGCATCGAAGAGGCAATGGGTTGTGCGGTAGAAGAGTATGTGTCGCTACACTCTGTCGTGGCTGGTATGGAGTCTGGTGTTTATAATAAGGTTGAGAACCTTGGTCAGGCCGCTGTAGACAGCGACATTGAGCCGGTACAGGAAGACGTTGAGTATCAGCAAGACAAGGTACTGTTGCTTCGCTACTATGGCTTGGTTCCTAAGTACCTGATCGAGTCTGGCTCAGATGAAGAGATTGTTGAACTGTTTGCCAAAAAGCAAGAAGAGTTTGGCAACGAAGCAGCAGACTATACAGAGTTGGTTGAGGGCATTGTAGTTATCGCCAATGACCAGCACCTGCTTAAGGCTGAGTTGTCGCCTTACATGATGGAAGACCGTCCCATCGTAGCCTTCCAAAACGACTCTATGCCTAACCGCTTCTGGGGTCGTGGTATCGCTGAGAAGGGCTACAATATGCAAAAGGCTATTGATGCTCAGATCCGTGCCCACTTAGACAGCCTAGCACTGACCACAGTACCGATGATGGGCATCGATGCTACAAGGCTGCCTCGTGGTGCCAAGTTTGAAGTAAGACCAGGCAAGACCATCCTGACCAACGGAAACCCTTCCGAGATCCTTCAGCCCTTTAAGTTTGGCAACACCGATCCTGGCAACCTGCAAATCGCTGGTGAGTTCATGCGGATGATGCTAATGGCTACTGGTACGGTAGATAGCTCGACCATGCCTGCGCCTACAACGGCAGATGGTGCTGGCATGAGTGCTGGCCTCTCAGCCATCATCAAGAAGAATAAGAGAACCTTAGTTAACTTCCAAGAGCAGTTCCTGATCCCGTTTGTAAAGAAGTCTGCTTATCGGTTTATGCAGTTTGATCCAGAGAACTACCCTGCACAGGACTTCAACTTCATCGCTTCTAGCAATCTAGGCATCATCGCCCGTGAGTATGAGCAGATGCAGTTCATGAATCTACTCAAAACCTTGGGTCCAGATAGCCCTGTTGTGCCAATTGTGCTCAGAGCCATCATAGAAAACAGTGGTTTGAACAACCGTGAGCAGATTATTGGACAGATGGATCAGATGATGCAGCCCAATCCTGAGGCACAGCAGGCTCAACAGATGGTTCAGCAGCTACAAATGCAGAACGCACAGCTACAAAACGCCAAACTTGAGTCTGAAGTGCTCCTAAACCAGACCAAAGCACAGGCAGAGGCTGTGGATACGCAGTTGAAACCGGCAGAATTGCAGGCTTCGCTGGCTGCTAGCGCCTCTAAGTACCTCTCAGACTCTAATGATCCCACCGCAGAGTTTGAAAGACGCATAAAAGTAGCAAATCTGGCACTAAAAGAGAAAGATATCGACACTAAGAAGGAAATTGCTAACCTTCAGGTCGTTGCTGCTCGTCAAAAATAAAAAACTTGACAAAAGCGGTAAAAAGTGCTTGACAAAATAAGAAAAGTGTGGTAGAATTACAACAATGTTACCAGAATTACAGCAGTATTACGAAGACAGGCTTTCTATGATGACCACCACAGCGTGGTCGCAACTCCTAGAAGACCTATTAGAGATGCGTACCCAGTACGAGAACATCCGCAACTGCGATGCAGTGACCCTAGAGTTTAGAAAAGGACAGGTCGATATTTTAGACTACATCATTGGTCTAAAAGACTTGTCACAACAAACCTACGAGGAACTGCAAAATGGCGAGAAGAATATTTGAATTCCGCTGTGCCAAAGCGCACATAAGCGAAAAGTATGTAGATGAGTCAGTAACAGTCATACAGTGTCCTCACTGTACAAATGACGCTACAAGGCTTATCTCAGCTCCTAGAATCTCTTTAGAAGGCATCACAGGTGATTTTCCTTCTGCAAGTAGAGCCTGGGAGAAGCGGCGAGAGTCGCATATGAAGTATGAACGTAAAGTTGGTATTTCGGAGGGATAAGAGAACCCCCTCAAACGTAATAAGTGTTCTTTCTTAATGCTGTTGAGGCACGGGAGACAATAGATGGCTAGTTTTATTGAAGAAGGCGTTGAAGAAGTAGATCCTAACGAAGTAATGACTGACATTAGCACAGCCGAACCAGAAGCGAAAGCAGAAGAGCCGGTTGTTCAAGAGCAAGCTGAAGAGGACGTTCCCGAAAAGTATCGGGGTAAAAGCGCCAAAGAGATTGCTCAGATGCACATGGAAGCCGAGAAGTTAATCGGCAGACAAGGCAGTGAAGTTGGTGAGTTACGGCGTGTTGTGGATGACTTCATCAAGACCCAAACTACAGCAAAACAGCAACTGCAAGCGGAACCTGACGAAGAAGTTGATTTCTTTGCTGATCCTAAGCGTGCGGTAGAAAAGGCGATTGAAAACCATCCAAAGATTAGAGAAGCTGAAAAACTCTCATCTGAGATGGCAGCGGCAAAGGCGTTTAACGAACTAAAAGCACGGCATCCTGACTTTCAAGAAGTTGTTGCCGATCCTGCATTCCAGAATTGGGTTGCAGCCTCCAAAGTGAGGGCAGAGTTGTTTGTTCGTGCAGACCGTTCTTTTGATTATGATGCTGGTGATGAGTTGTTGTCTATTTGGAAAGAGCGTAGACAGGCAGCACAGCAGACAGTATCAGCAGAGAAAGAGGTCCGTAGCCAAGCCGTTAAAGCAGCTACTACCACAGTGTCTTCGGGCAGTGATGAAGCACCCTCTAAGAAGATTTACCGTCGTGCAGACATTATTAAACTCATGCAAACGGACCCTGACAAGTATGACATGATGCAAAATGAAATCATGGCAGCTTACCGAGAGGGCAGAGTCCGATAACTTAACACTTTTAACAAAGGAAATTTATCATGCCTTTAGGTACCAATAACGTAGTACAATCCACCGTCAATACCGCAGGTTTTATTCCTGAGGTATGGTCTGACGAAATCATCGCTGCTTACAAGAAGAACCTCGTAGCAGCTAATCTGTTCAAGAAGATGTCCATGAAGGGTAAGAAGGGCGATGTTATGCACTTTCCGTCACCCGCCCGTGGCTCTGCTGCTGTTAAGACTGCTTCTTCGCAGGTTACTCTGATTGCTGAGAGTGGCACTGAGAAGACTGTCACGATTAACCAGCACTATGAGTACAGCCGTTTGATCGAAGACTTTGCTGAAGTTCAGGCTCTGTCCTCGCTGCGCCGTTTCTACACGGATGACGCTGGCTACGCTCTTGCTACCCGTATCGACACATCGCTGATCCAGTTGGGTCGTGGTGCTCAGGGCGGTACAGCAGGTTCGGCTGCTTACGACAAAGCATATCTTGCTGGTGATGGCTCAACGCTGTATGTTGACGGCACCAACGTAGGTACTGCTCTGACGGATGCTGGCCTTCGCCGTGCAATCCAGCGTTTGGATGACCAGGATGTTCCGATGGACGGACGTTTCTTGATCGTTCCTCCTGCAACCCGTAACACCATGATGGGTCTTGCTCGTTTTACTGAGCAGGCTTTTGTTGGTGATGGCGCTACCATCCGCAACGGTCAGATTGGTGACGTATACGGCGTTAAGGTCTTTGTAACGACCAACGCTGATACAGCAACGACAACGACTACCCGTGTTGCTCTGTTGGCACACCCAGAGGCATTTGTTCTGGTTGACCAGCTTGGTGTTCGTGTTCAGACCCAGTACAAACAAGAGTACCTCGGTACGCTGTTGACTGCTGACACGCTCTACGGTGTTGGTGAGTTGCGTGATACCTCTGCTGTGGCTCTTGCTGTTCCTGCCTAATCAGGAATGACAATCGGGGGCTGGCTCACAAGGCTGGCCCTCTTCTAACCACTTAAGGAGATTATTATGGCTGTTTCTCAAGGTCGTTCCCAGTTTCAGGGCTTGTTCTCTGAAATGTGGGCAGTTTCTGAGACTGTTGACTTTGGCAATGCTGCTACCGGCTCTGGTACGTTTGCATCTGTCAATGTAACAGTCCCTGGTGTTGCTCTTGGCGACATTGTTATGGGCATCTCTGCTGGCGTAGACACTGTAGACGCCGTTATCGGTGGCGCAGTAACTGCTGCTAACACGGTTACTCTGACTGTTCTAAACAACACTGCTGGTGCTGTAGACTTAACTTCTACTACTCTGAAGTTCATTGTAGTACGCCCAGCATTCTAAACCTTACGGTTTTGCCTCTTAGGAGGCTTTTCTTTAGCATCTTCGCTGAGGGTGTTAAAGAAAACAACATAGAGGACTAAAATGATACCTCGCTGCCACCCTACTACCTATGCAACCGCAAACGGTACAACAAAAATGGTCGTAAACTCGCTTGCAAGCACTACTGGCTTAACTGCTTGGGTTGACTACATTCCCACAAAGAAGTTAGGCTCTGCACCCGCACAATACAATACCTATGATAATGCCGGTGCTATGTTTGTAGATGTTCTTGCTAGTACGACAGGTAAAACCGCAGGCATCGACTACATTAATATCTACGAAGATGCCACACTAACCAAGGCTTGGTCAACAGACGCAAGCGGTTATATTCCAATCTGGTACTAACATGGCGATATATCGTGGTCCCGGCGGTCCCGGTGATGCAACAGCAGATCAAGCTAATACAGCACAGTTAGCCCTTACTTATGCTAACCAGTCTGCTGCCAGTGCTGCTGCGGCGGCGGCATCTGCTCAGAGTACAATTAACTTTACAACTGATTTAGATGTAGCGGCTTCTTCTTTGCCTGCTGGCTCAACGCCGACTGTATCGTATAACTCTACAACTGTATCTCTGTCCTTTGGTATTCCTGATGGTACTACAGGCCCTACCGGCCCCACTGGACCACAAGGCCCAACAGGAGCAGCCGGTCCCACAGGCCCGACAGGACCAGCAGGCTCTACTGGCCCAACTGGATCAGCAGCCACGATTGCTGTTGGAACCACCACTACAGGCCCCGCAGGCGGTAGTGCTGCTGTAACCAATAGCGGTTCATCTTCGGCGGCAGTCTTTGACTTTACTATTCCAACTGGTCCTACCGGCCCCACAGGACCTACAGGGCCAACTGGACCAACAGGGCCAACAGGACCCGCTGGCCCAACTGGACCAACCGGTACTGCAGCTACAATTGCTGTAGGAACTACTACCACAAGTCCAGCAGGAGGTAATGCTGCTGTAACGAATAGTGGTTCTTCTTCTGCGGCAATCTTTGACTTTACTATTCCAACTGGCCCCACTGGTCCCACAGGTAATACTGGACCAACTGGTCCGACTGGTCCACAAGGTATCCAAGGTGATCCAGGACCAACTGGCCCAACTGGACCTTCTGGGGCAACTGGTCCTACTGGCCCCGGTGTTCCAATTGGTGGTACAATCAACCAAGTACTACAGAAAAACAGTTCTACTGATTATGATACTTCTTGGGTTACGCTCTCAACAGGAACATCAGTAAATATTTCTAACGACACAAGCACAGCTTCTGATCTGTATCCTACATTCTTAGGAGCTACTACAGGTACTGCATCAACGATCTACACTGGCAATGCTAAGTTACTTTATAAACCCTCCACAGGTGAGTTTAAGTCAGAGGCTTTAGTAGCTCAGAATGGTATTTTTGTTCATTCTCAAACTATTGATTCTAGTTATACAATTCCTACTGGTTTTAATGGTATGAGTATTGGCCCAGTAACAATAGCGTCTGGTACAGCAATTACAACTGACTCTGGAGCTAACTGGTTAGTCAGTCCTTTAGGCGGTAACATAACAACAGGTAAAGCGATAGCTATGGCTATTGTATTCGGAGGTTAATATGGCAGCACCTAATATTGTAAACGTAGCAACTATTACTGGCAGAACCGTTGGAGCAGCGCTGACCACTTCATCGGCTGACATTGTGACCAACTCAGCAGCCAGCGGTAAAGTGTTTAAAGTAAATGCAATTTTGGTAGCTAACGTAGATGGGTCTGCTAATGCAGATGTAACTGTTGGCTTCTACAACGCCGACAACACAACAACTTACAAAATAGCACACACAATTACTGTGCCGTTTGATGCAACAATTGATGTATTAAATAAATCACTTTATCTTGAAGAGGGCGATAAGATTACAGCATTGGCTAGCGCTTCAGGTGATCTTGAAATTATAGTTTCATATGAGGAGCTTTCGTAATGGCTCAATTTCCAAGTCAATCTAACGCAGACGGAATTTGGAAACTAAACGAAATCCGTAACGCTCTGCGTGGCAGCAACTGGCCGGCAACCTATGCCGTTGACTACCTAGTAGTGGCTGGTGGAGGAGGCGGCGCACAGCGTGGTGGAGGCGGAGGAGGCGCTGGTGGTTTTAGAACAGGCACGGGGTTAAGTGTGACCGCTGGAATAGGTTACACAGTCACAGTTGGCGCTGGCGGGGCTGGCGCAGCAGTTTCTGCAACAGGTAACAACGGAACTGTTGGCAGCAATTCTGTGTTTAGCACCATAACTTCTAATGGTGGTGGATTTGGCGGAGCAGTTGTTAGTTCCACTTACAACGCTGGTGGGAATGGTGGTTCTGGTGGTGGAGGCTGTGCTGGTTTTAGTAATACTAGCGCTGGATCAGGCGGCACAGGAAATACTCCAAGCACTTCGCCGAGTCAAGGCAGTAATGGTGGTGCAGGAATAAATGGCCCTGGTGGTACTGCGTCTGCTGGCGGTGGCGGTGGCGCTAGTGCGGTTGGACAAACTGCCCCTAGCACAGGGCAGGGTGGCAATGGCGGCAATGGAACGGCATCATCCATCTCAGGAACTTCTGTAACTTACGGAGGTGGTGGCGGTGGGGCTGGAAATACCACAGGTGGTTCTGGTGGCACAGGTGGTGGTGGAGATGGGAAGTCTGGAACTACAAATGGTGCTGCTGGTGCTGCTAATACTGGTGGTGGAGGAGGCGGCGCTCGTAACGACACGGATGGAACATCAACTTCTGGCGGCACAGGCGGTTCAGGCATCGTAATCATTAGTTACGCTGGCGCACAACGAGGCACAGGCGGTACAGTGACGAGTAGCGGTGGTAACACAATTCACACATTTACAACTTCAGGGACATTTACAGCATGAGCCACTTTGCTAGAGTTAATGCACAAGGCCTTGTTGAACAGGTTATTGTTGCTGAACAAGATTTTATTAACACATTACTAGATGCCTCCTCATGGGTACAAACTTCCTACAACACCCATGGTGGCCAACACCCAGAAGGCAGGCCGCTGCGTAAGAACTACGCTGGCATAGGCTACAAATATGACGCTGACCGTGATGCGTTCATACCTCCAAAGCCTTATGCAAGTTGGATTCTTGACGACTTTACCTGCCAATGGCAAGCCCCAACTCCTATGCCCACAGATGGCAAGAAATATTTATGGAACGAAGATCAACAAAACTGGATAGAGGTATAAACTATGGCAATTGCAATTGATGGCGGTTCAACTAATTTTGTATCTACGATATCGGCCTCACCATCGGCTAATCGTACTGTTACAGTTCCTGATGCTACCTTCACAGTAGCTGCAAAAGACGTAGCCCAGACCTTTACTGCTGCTCAGACATTTGGTGCAGACGTAACTCTTAACGCACAAAGTGACTTGCGGTTTGCGGACGCTGATTCGTCTAACTGGGTAGCCTTCCAAGCACCGGCTACGGTTTCGTCTAACGTAACGTGGACACTACCCGCCGCTGACGGTACTTCTAACCAGGCTCTAGTTACAAACGGAACTGGAACGTTATCGTGGGCTACGGCTAGCGCCTCACCGGGCGGCTCTACTACACAGTTACAATATAATAATGCCGGTGCTTTTGGTGGAATTTCGGGGGTTACCTCAGACGGAACAAGAATAACCGCATCAACAACTATCGGAGTTGGTGGTGCTACCCCATCTACATCAGGCTCAGGCATATCTTTCCCTGCTACGGCATCCGCATCCTCTGACGCAAACACGTTGGATGATTATGAGGAGGGAACTTGGACACCTGCTATTACTGGAAGTAGCACAGCGGGAACTGCTACTTATACAAATCAAGTTGGAACATATACAAAAATAGGTAATCGTGTATTTATTCAAATTACTGTTGTGTATACAGGAGGAACAGGAAGTGGAAATTTTAGAATTACTGGATTGCCATTTACAACATCTTCAACAAGTAATTTTTATTCAGCACTTTCAATTTACTGTTCAAACATTGCATTAACCGCAGGAAATGTAATCCAAGCACAAACTGTTGATGGCGCAACAAGAATAGATTTTGGTCAATACCCAACAGGCGGAGGTGCTGACTCTGTTGTTCCATATGATGCAGCAGGGACACTTGTTATTTCTGGGCATTATCAAGTTTAATTATCTGCCTCGGACGATGCAGACGGACTTTAACTAGAGGAGCAATAAAATGGCAATAACTAAGCAAACCACAGTAGACCAAATTACCGTAACGGAGAACGGCATTGTTCTTTACCGTGAGGCAACTAAAGTTGTAGAAGATGGCAACGAGATTGCCAAAACATTTCATCGCACCAGCCTGACACCGGGACAAGACCTGACAGGTCAACCAGCCAATGTCGTTGCTATTTGCAACACGGTTTGGACACCAGAGGTTGTTGCCGCTTATCAGGCTGCACAAGCCGCTAGATGAACGCAATGTGGCAGATGTGGCAGCAACGGTATCCTAAAGAACTTTGTAGCACCATAGTAGAGCAGGCAAAAGAGATAGAACCACAGGATGCAGTAATAGGTTTTCAAGGCTCTAATGTAGACACCAAGGTTCGTAGAAGTAAGGTTAGATGGATCGCTAGAGACAATAAAGACATTGGTTGGTTGTACCATGAACTAACTAATTTATTTCATGTTGCTAATCATAATGCTTTTGGATCTGAGTTGTGGCACTTAAATGAGATTCAGTTTACAGAGTACAACGCAGAAGACCAAGGTTATTATAATTGGCACAATGATGTAAACTGGGATGATGGTAGACAAGTACACAGGAAGTTATCTCTGGTGTGTCAACTGTCTAGCCCAGAAGAGTATGAAGGCGGGGAGTTTGAGATGCAGCCGTTACATCTTAATGCCCCTGAGCAAGAAAGCCTTAAGACACAAGGAACTGTTTTAGTGTTTCCCTCCTTTATAGTTCATAAGGTAAACCCCGTAACCACGGGCACTAGACACTCACTAGTAGCCTGGATGGAAGGACCTAAGTGGAGATAGTAATGTCATCAGTAGACCAAGTCAAAGGCCAACTAGACACCCATGAAGCAGTCTGCGCTGAACGCTACGCAGGCATCAACGCTAGGCTAAAGAGACTAGAACAGATCCTGCTAGGAACTACTGGTTTCATAGTAGTTCTGTTACTTAGTTTAGTTCTTAAAGTAGGTTAAGATGAGCAGAAAAGTCTCCGCAGTTACAACTAAGAGCACTACCACTAAAGAAACTATTCTTACGGTTCCTACTAAGAATACTGGTCTTTGGCAGGTTATGTATGTGATTAGTCTTACTGGTAATGATACTCCGAAGGTTTACTGGTATGATGCCTCTACCAACACTGAGTACTTTATTGTTGGTGGTAAGAACTTAGGCGCTGGTGAGTTTATTTTACTTAGTAATGCCGAAGTAGTAATGCAGGCTGGTGATGAGATTCGAGTACAAAACTCAGGTACTCAGACAGTAACCTACATAGCAACTGTAGAGTTCATGCCTGAGATGGCAGTTCAATTCCAATTCTAAGGAGAATAGTATGCCAATGGTAAACGGAAAGAAATACCCTTACACTAAGAAGGGTAAGCAAGAAGCAGCTTCGGCTAAGATCAGCAAACTCCGTAAAGAAGGTATGCCTCAGAAGCAAGCAGTTGCTGTTGGACTGGCTATGACTGGTATGTCTAAGAAGAAGAAAGCAAAGAAATGAAGCCCGGCCTCTATGCCAACATCAATGCAAAACGTAAACGGATAGCGGCGGGATCTGGTGAGAAGATGCGTAAGGTCGGCTCAAAAGGTGCTCCTACGGCTAAAGCCTTCAAAGAGTCTGTAAAGACAGCGAAGAAACCTAAAACAAAATCATCCTACTAGGAGTCACTATGAAGATCAACAAGAAGCCACCATTTAAACCCTGCCCCGGATGCCCAACACCAGCAAAGTGCAAAGCTGCTGGTAAATGCCTTAAAAAAGGCAAGTAATGGTAAAGAAAGTATATCAGAACCCAGAAGGTGGCTTAAACGCCAAAGGCAGGGCATACTTTAAGAACAAGGAAGGCGCTAACCTGAAGCCTCCCGTGTCCGCTAAGGAAGCTGCAAAGTCTCCTAAGAAGGCTGCTCGTAGGAAGTCTTTCTGTGCCCGTATGAGTGGTGTTCCAGGGCCTATGAAGGATTCTAAGGGTAGACCAACAAGGAAGGCTTTAGCACTAAAGAAATGGGATTGCTAAATGGCTAACAAAACTTACTTAGAACTTGTCAACGAAACCTTGGTTCGCTTGCGTGAGCCAGAGGTTACTGCCGTTACTGACAATGCCTATTCTAAACTTATTGGCAGGTTCATCAACGATGCTAAACGGCAGGTTGAAGATTCCTATACTTGGAATGCCCTGTCAGAGACACTGACTGTTAGCACCTCTGCTAACCTGTTTAACTATGTATTAACTGGTATTGGTCAGCGGTTTAAGGTCATCGATGTTATTAACTCACAGTCTGACTGGTTCTTAAACTATGAGACAACTAGGAAGATGGATGAGTTGTTCTTAAACAGTGGCACAGTCTTGATTGGTGCTCCTGATCGTTATAACTTTAACGGTGTAGACAACAATGGAGATACACAGGTAGACCTCTACCCTATCCCTGATGGTGTCTATGACATCTACTTTAACGTCATCAAGCCACAGGCAGAATTTACCTCTGCTTCGACACAGATCAAGGTTCCATCAGAGCCTGTAATCTTCTTAGCCTATGCCAAGGCCTTAAATGAGCGTGGTGAGGACAATGGATTAAACAGTGCTGAGGCTTACGAGTTGTATCGTCAGTCTCTATCAGACCATATTGCTGCTGAGGCTAATCGTTATCCTGAAGAACTCATCTGGGGTTCCACTTAATGAAAAGAATACAGACCGCTACTATTGCTGCTCCAGGCTTTCTAGGCCTAAACACGCAAGAAAGCAGTATTCAGTTGTCTTCAGGCTATGCTCTGAAGGCACAGAATTGTGTTATCGATAGATATGGTCGTATTGGGGCTAGGCGTGGCTGGACACCTGTAAACACAGCAGTCAACACAGACTTAGGTGCCGCTAACGCTGTAGAATTCATCTTTGAGATGATTGATGTTGGTGGCAACCAGACCATCAGTGCCGGTAATAACAAGTTGTTTACTGGCACCACAACCATGACCACCAAGACTGTTAGGACACAGGCCAACACTGCCGATGTGTCTTACACGATAACAGGCAACAATTGGCAAGCTGCGGCTTTGCCCTATGGTGACGGCGCTGACGCTATCTCCCACGCCTACATGGTACAGACAGGACACCCTGTACTGGTCTTCCACAACCTACCTACTCCAGGCACCGGCGCTACCTTCTCTGTGGCTACGATTAGCGGTGGTGGTGGTACTGGTCCGATAGCGACAGTAACAGTCACTGCTGCTGGCTCTGGCTACGGTGTTGGCGATGTGTTAACTCTAGCAGGCGGCACAGGTTCTAATGCTAAACTAACTGTAGCAACCCTTAGCGGTACTGGTGTAGCCACTGTGACAGTCTCTACTGCCGGTACAGGATACACAGTTGGTAACTCTTTGACCAGCACAGTAACCACTGTTACTAATGCACACACCCATTCTGGCTCTTTTGGCTTTCAGCAGTTAGGCGATGTTGGCACCCTGCCGACAGGGTATTCTGTAGCAGACTTTAAGCCCAACTGTGCCTTAGCTGCTTATGGTCGTATCTGGATGGCAGACATTGTTGGTGACAGACAGACTGTGTACTTTAGCAGGCTCTTGGACGGATCTGACTTCCAAGGCGGCGACTCAGGCTCTCTGTCGATCAACTCTGTGTTCCCTAACAATGACCAGATTATCGCTCTAGCGGCCCACAACGGCTTTCTAATCATCTTTGGTAGAAACAACATTGCTATCTATAGAAACCCTATAGATGTCACTACCTTGGCCTTAGAAGACTTTATCCCCAATGTAGGCTGTGTTGCTAGGGACTCTGTACAGAACACAGGCACAGATATTGTCTTCCTGTCTGACTCTGGTGTGCGTAGTCTTCAGCGGGTTATCCAAGAGAAGTCCCTACCTATGCGGGATATGTCTAAGAACGTCCGTGATGACCTAATCACTGCGGTGGCCTCAGAGACAGCCAGCACTATCAAGTCTGTCTATTATGACCGGGACGCCTTTTACCTACTTACCCTCCCAGCAACCAAGGTTACCTACTGCTTTGATATGCGGGGTGCTCTACAAGATGGCTCTGCCCGTGTCACTATATGGGATAGTCTTGATCCGAAGGCCTTATTTGTTAACCAATCCAAGGAACTGCTGTTAGGCAAGCCTGGGTATATCGGTAAGTACTACGGACACTTAGACAATGCAGCTACCTACCGGCTACAGTATTACACCAATTACTTTGACTTTGGTAGTCCAACAGCCTTAAAAGTCCTTAAAAAGATAGGGTTTGTGGTTATTGGAGGCTCTGGTGATGCTGTAGCCATCAAATGGGGCTTCGATTACAAAGAAAATTACAATAGTGAGACGAAATTGCTTGACACTGGCGTAGTTTACGAGTATAATATAGGAGAATACAACATTGCTGAATTCTCCAATGGTGTCGTCCTAGACCAGTTCCAGATCAATGCAGGCGGTACTGGGGCTGTCCTACAACTAGGATTAGAAGCCGAATTAAATGGTGATCCTCTTTCTATTCAGAAAATCGATGTCTATGTCGCACAAGGAAAAACAGTATGAGCAATTACACGAAAGCAACTAACTTTGCATCTAAGGATGCTCTTAGCACTGGTAACCCAGCAAAGGTCATCAAAGGCACTGAGATTGATGCGGAATACACCGCCATTGCCTCTGCTATATCATCCAAGGCAGACAGCAACAGCCCAACACTTACAGGTACTCCGTTAGCGCCTACAGCGTCTTCTGGGACGAACACTACGCAGATTGCTAGTACAGCCTTCGTTGCTACGGCAGTAGCAGCAGTGTTCCCCAGCGGTGGTATTATTATCTGGTCAGGTTCTTCCGCATCTATCCCTTCTGGCTGGGTATTATGTAACGGTTCTAATTCCACACCAGACCTAAGAGATCGGTTTGTTGTAGGCGCTGGGTCTACTTACGCAGTGGGTGCTACTGGTGGTTCTAAAGATGCTATTGTTGTATCGCATACGCATTCGTTAACTGCAACTACTGGTTCTGGTGGATCACACTCTCACTATGTAACAAACGGAGAGTCGTTTGGTAACGATGGAACTTCTAGTGCCGAAGAGACTATAAACTTAGCAGATGGTCTTGGTGGTAATATGAACCAGTACATCCTAACAACTTCCAACAACACCGCTGATTTTGCAAGGTCCAGCACAATTGCTGACCATACGCACAGTATATCAGGAACTACTGATTCAGCAGGTTCTTCAGGTACTAATGCTAACCTGCCCCCGTACTATGCTCTTTGCTACATTATGAAGACCTAATGAATAACGAACAAATAAAAGAGTACCTAACTAAGTCTAAAGATACCAGAATAAGATTAGACAACTTAGTTGAAAATGAACATGGTTTTATGTCTTGGACTGAGCATGACGATGCTTTAGTTGCTCTGCAAGTTTATGGTGATGGGTACTACTGGAATATCTATCTCAATGAACTAGCAAAGCAGTTAGGCTACAAGAAGATAATCATGGGCACTAAGCGTAACTATAAAGCATTTGAGAAGAAGTTTGGTTTTAAACTAACTGGATACATTTTAGAAAAAGAGGTAATCTAAATGAGTAACGCAATAGGTAGCGTAATCGGATCAGCCATAGGGGCACGGGCTACAAGAAAGGCAGCGGCAGAGCAAGCAGCCGCAAGCCGGTATGCAGCCGATGCTCAGGAACGTGCTGCTCAATTAGCAGCCGAAGAAGCTAGATTTAGACCTGTAGGTATATCTACTAGGTTCGGGCAATCACAGTTCCAGTTTGGCCCTGAAGGCCGTCTTAGTGGCGCTAGTTACACCACATCGCCAGAGATACAGGCACTTCAACAAAGACTATCTTCCCTGTATGGAGACAGTCTAGGGCTTGCAGAGCAGGCTGTAGCACCTTCTCAAACCTTGTTTGGTCTTGGTCAGCAATACCTAGCAACAACACCAGAGCAGGCTCGTAACCAGTATCTGCAAGAACAGTATGCAATGCTTGATCCAATCCGTCAGCGTGAAGAGGCAAGATTGGGTGCTTCTGTATTTGGTCGTGGTCGTGCAGGCCTCAATATTGGCGATGTAGGCCAGCCTGAGTTGGCTGCGTTGGCTACCGCAAGGCGTACACAAGACCTCCAATTGGCTGCACAGGCAGAACAAGCGGCTAGGGATCGTATTACTTACGGTACTGGATTGTTTGGTGAAGCCGCTAAACTAGGCACAACTGCATTGTCACCATTCCAGACTCAGTTTGGTTTATCTGCATTGCTTGAGCAGGCAGGTCAGCAACCTCTGGACATTGGTGCTCAGTTGGGCGGCAGAACAGCCACGGCAGGAGCACAGGCTGGTCAGTCTCTCCTACAAGGTGGTTTAGCAGCAGCACAGACCAGACTTGGTGGTCAGTTATCACAGATTGGTACTAGGAATCTTGCTAGTCAAAACCTAATGAAAGACTTTTTTGGAAGTCTAGGCTTTGGTCAACAACAAGCACCAGCACCACAGTCTTCAGCTACTCCCTATTATCCAATGGGTACCGGCAGTGGTGGCGGCTTCGGTTATAACCCAGACATTGACACAGATGGTGGTTATTATGGATCATCTTCAGGCTTTGAAAACATGAGTGGCGGTTACGACCCTAGGTAAAGGAAATAGAAATGGCAGAGCAAACATTATTTGGTTCTTACAATCCTCAGTTGATACAGCAGGCTATTGAGGCTGAGCGTGAGCGTGGATTACTAGAGCAGGCTAAGTTAACCCCTCAGCAGATTATTAATCTTGGTGCTGCTCGATCAGGCCAGCAAATGGGTCAGGCCTTGGGCGGCGTTGTCAATACTTTATTTGGACTTCCTTCGGTGCAGGACCCAAGATTACAGCAGGCTCAGCTAGGACAGCAAGCCTACCAAGAAGCCTTACAAGCCTCAGATAATGATGCTTCGTCGCCAGAATTCTTTAAGAAGTTATCTTCTTCTGCGGCTAGGTTGGGTGTAACTACCTTGGCTCAACAGGCGGCTCAACAGGCTGCTAAGTTGGAGTCTGAACGGATGCAAGGATTCCAGAGACAGGCTGCTGGTATAGCGTCACTAGCTACGGCAACTAGAGAGAAACAAGCTGGCGCCTTAGATCAGGCAAGAAATGTTATGTTTGAGTTAGGTGTTAAAGACCCAGCGACATTAACAAAAGAAGAAGCAGCAAAATTGAATGTTGCTAGAGAAGTTTTAAAACTAGCAAGTCCAGGAGCAACTATTAATGTTGGTGATAAATCTGCTGATGTTGCTGCTGGAAAAATAGTTGGAGAAGCACAAGCAACAATTGATAATAAGTATTCAGCAATTACAAGCCTAAAGAGTGCTAAAGCTTTACTAGACAAAGGCATCTATGCTGGGCCATATGCCCCGCTTGCTCAAGGAGCAGCTAAATATTCTGGTGGTTTAATTGGCGACCGCAAGAAAGTTATTAACACTGAGACTTTCTTAAGTGAAATTGGAAATACAGTTATTCCAAGATTGCAAGAGTTTGGGGGTAACGACTCTGTAGAAGAATTAAAATATCTTCGTGATGTACAGGGCGGTAGAATTGACTTAGAACCAGAAACTCTTAGAAATATTTTAAATGCTGCTGAAAAGAAAATAAACGAAGGAATTGAAAGACTTAAATTGCAGTCACAAGCAATTGAAAGAGGAAAACCACTTCCGCTTGGGGAAGTTAAAGTTCCGAAAACACCAAAAACAACACAAAGAACTACTAAAAGCGGAACTACTTACCAAATTATTGAGGATTAATTATGCCTACCTATGTAATTGGTGGAAAAAAGATTAAGACAGAGACAGAACTTAACGAGTCTCAGATTGATGAAATAGCAAGTTCTTTAGGTGTTGCTCAAGAGCAGCCTAGTGTTGCTGCGCCGTCTAGCGGGTTTCTAATGGGAATTAAAGATCCTATTAGTGCCGGTGCTCAACTATTACCTAGAGGATTAGAGCAGGTTACTTCTCTTGGTGGTTTAGCACCAAACCCAGTTAGTCGTTTTTTTGGTTCTGAGGCGCAACGAGTTGATGAGATGGTCAGAGCAGAAGAAGCCGCTTATCAGCAACAAAGAGCAGCGCAAGGGGAAACAGGCTTTGACATTGGTCGTTTAGGTGGAAATATTGTAAATCCTGCAAATATTGCAGTTGGTGTAAGAGCCGCACAAGCAGGAAGAGCCGCTAGGCTTACTAATGTTGGTGCTGGAGCAGCCGCTGGAGCAGCTACTGGGGCATTACAACCAGTAGTTGGAGAAGAGTTTGCCGGTGAAAAAGCATCTCAAATTGGTCTAGGCGCTGTTGGTGGCGCTGTTGGTGAAAAAGTTGCTGCCGGTGTTGGAAGGGTAGCAAAACCTTTGGTATCTAAAGCAGAGCAAACAATGCGGGATTTAGGTATTGTGCCTACGCCAGGGCAGGTATTAGGTGGTCGTTTTAAGTCTGCTGAAGAATTTGCACAGAATCTTCCTTTAGTTGGTAGTCAGATTGAAAACGCCCGTCAAAAAACAATTTTTAATTTCAACAAAGGCGTTATTAACAAAGCACTAAATAAAGTTGGGACACAGTTACCCGATGACGTTGTTGGCAGGGACGCTGTTGCTTTTGCCACTGATGAGGTGTCTAAGAAATATGATGATGTCTTGTCTAAGATGTCATTTAAGTTAGATTTTAAGACCACTAGCGACATTCTTGGCTCACTCAGTAAAGCTAACTTACCATCTCCAGGCCAGAGAGAGACTGTGCAGGGAGTTGTAAACAACATAATGCTAAGTAAGTTTCCCGCCAATAGTCAACTAACAGGCACTAATATTAAAGCCATAGAATCTGATCTTCGGAAAGAGGCTTTAAATTACTTAAATAGTGCCTCAGCCAATGATAGACAGATTGGAGAGGCATTACAGGGCGTTCTTGGCGTATTTAAAAAAGAGATTGGCTATCAGAATCCAAAACTTACACCTGAACTTCGTAGAATTGATAGTGCCTATGGTGACTTAGCAATTATGAAGATTGCTGCTGCAAACTCTGGAGCAGAGAATGGTGTGTTCTCTCCAAAGCAATATCAAGTGGCTGTGAGGCAAGCAGACCTAAGCCGTAAAAAGGCAAGGTTTGCGGAAGGTAGAGCAAGAGGACAGGTTGACGCAGACGCAGCTCTAAAGATTCTTGGAGAAGATGCAAAGTCTACTTTGGAAGGCCGTTTAGCAGCGCAGGTTGGAGGCGGTATAACTGTTTTATCTAATCCGGCTATTGGTGTGCCTACGGCGTTTGGAATATCGGGGTTGTACTCTCCATTAGGATTACAGGTAAGCGACTTACTTCTTAGATCAAGGCCAGAAATTGTTAAACAATTCGGAGACTTAGTGCAAAAACAATCTGCTGAAATAGGCGGTATTGGAGCATCACAGACTTTATTTGGTTACAACCGAGCAGATAGACTGCCGGAGTAACTATGAGCGAACCAGTCACTCAAGTTGCCAAGGCTGCTGTCGCTGGCATCAAAGAGGCATTGGCGGTAGGTAAGGAACTGGAGTCAGTCACCAAGGACATCCAAGAACTTGGCAAGGCTGATGTGCAGGCCAGAGCCGCCTTCCGCAAGAAGCAGCTAAACAGGCCTAAAGATACCTCTGTGTTCTCTGCCGTTGAGGAATGGCGTGGATTGTACGAAATTAAGCAGATAGAAGAAGAACTCAAAAGAGACATCATTGAGAAGCACGGTCCTGCTGCCTGGACTGAGGTAGAAGCAATTAAACAGCGTATCTTGGCAGATAATAAGAACCTAACTGATGAGTTTGGCAGGGATCTAAAGAAACTTAATGAACTCAAGATTTACTGCTTTTTGGCATCGCTATTCATAGTCACTACTTACTACATCTTCAAAGGACACCTGTAATGCTATCGCTTATATCCTCCGCTATCGGCTTCTTTGCCTCTGGACTGCCGCAGGTACTGAACTTCTTCCAAGACAAGGCTGACAAGGCTCAGGAACTTAAATTAGCCCAGATGCAGACTGAGCGTGAACTGGCACTGGCAGAGAGGGGCTTTATAGCCCAGCAGAAGGTCGAGGAGATCAGGACAGACCAGATTGCCCTCCAAACCGATGCAGACCGCCAGGGAGCCGCTTTAGAGCACGACAAGGCTATTATGGCTAGGGCATCTAGCTGGGTGGTCAACATGAACGGCATCGTAAGGCCTGCTGTGACCTTTATCTTTGTGTTAGAACTAGTTTTAATCAACATGGGGCTGACCTACTTCCTATTACAGGGTGGCCTCGGCAGTATGTCTGTAGAGCAGTTTATCGCAGCTACGGATGTTATCTTCTCTGAAGATGAGATGGCTTTGCTGTCAGGAATCATTGCTTTCTGGTTTGGTTCTCGTCAGTGGGGCAAGAAGTGAATGTATCAAAAGAGTGTATAGAGGGCATCAAAAAGGATGAAGGAGTTAGATTTCGTCCCTATCGCTGTCCGGCTATATTGTGGACTGTTGGCGTTGGTCATGTTATTGACCCTAATCATATAAAGGTAAAATTAGATGAACGTAAAGGACTTGCAATCCCTGATGGGTGGGATCGAACTCTCACAATGGACGAAGTCAATGGAATCTTGGCAGCAGACTTGGCTATCTTTGAACGAGGCGTGCTTAGACTATGCCCTCAAGGACTTACCCAAGGCCGCTTTGACGCATTGGTCAGCTTTAGCTTCAACGTTGGCCTCGGCAACCTCCAAAGAAGCACAATAAGAATGAAGCATAACCGTGGCGACTTTGAAGGCGCTGCGGAGGCTTTTATGGCATGGACAAAGGCTGGTGGTAGGGAACTCCCAGGCCTTGTCAAACGCCGTAAGCACGAAAGAGAGATGTACGAGAAAGAATAAAAAAAGAGCCTCCGAAGAGGCCCGTTAAGTACTACACCCTAGACTACCAAAAAACCATTATTCTGAGGATGAACAGGTCAATGACGACACAGTGTTCCTCTTCAAAGTCATCAACGTATTCAAACCCCAACATACAACCACCAATGATGTGCAGTAATACTGTCATGTCAGATCTCGCAGTGCCCAGCAACGCAGGCTAATGTTTGTGCACCTTCGACATTGTCTTCTACCTCGACTAAGTCGTCCCATTTGATATCTTTAGGCATCTTAGAGAGCATCTCTTCGTACTGCTCTTTATTGCATTCCTCATAAGGAGCCTGTCGGTATGTGCCACCAGCCCAAGGCAGGAAAGACACACCAGAGATTTCATCGAAGTTCCTAAATACCCAAGCCCCGACATCCATCCATTCATCTTCTTTGACTGAGATGGTCACAGATGGCTTATGCTCACACCAGTGCCGCTGATACATCATCCAAACATCGAGGTGCTCAATTGCTGTTAGATCATCACGCAACCGTGCTCCTTCGGGAGCCTTCATCGGAAATGAGAAGACTACTGTGCTGTCTGGTCGCATTACGCAATCTTCGGCAGGAACACCAGCAGTGCTCAGGAACGCCGAGAGAGGGTCTTTCTTATCTCCACGAACACGGCGAATATAATACTGGCTATGTCTAGCGTGAATACCAGAGGCGCTATCAACAAGTTGAGAGACAGTGCCAGAAGGTTTGACACAAGTAATCGCAGCAGACTGAGGAATTCCCAACTGTGTTGCAAGGTCAGAGTTGGTATCAATGGCGACTTTCCGTAGTTGTTCAAGAGCCTTCGCAGTGCTGTCACTTACCTCTCCCATCCATTTGTTATCTAAGATACCCGTCAACGATACACCTAAGAGGCGCTCTTCTTCGGTGTTCTTCTGCCACACCTTACGCAGGTAAGGGAAGTGCGTCATCGTAGACTGGAATGTGCCCAGAATCGTTGCTATCCTAATTTTGTTAGATAGTGATTCAACGGTATCTTCTGCCCGTACAACGACCTCTGTGAGGTTACAGAACTGGTAGGGTCGAAGTATGATTTCGCTACAGGGGTTAGTTCCGAAGTCGTAATTCGGATCACGTCTGCCGTTCTTTGCAGCTTGACTCTGACTTGCTTCTCGTGAGAAGATTCCTCGCTCTCCAGAGTGACTGTTGTATAGACTTGTCCATTCCTGGAGAAACTGTCCAATATCTGGTTTAGAGTTATAAGTTGCTGAGTTGTTAGCGAGTGCCCTATGTCCATTTTGTTCCCACCAGTTTCCAGATTTACAAGACCGCATACGGTCATCCTCAAGGTCCGACAGAGAAATCATTGCACTCCTGCGTACCCCACCGACAACAACAACTTCCCCGATTTTACAGAGAATATCATGACACTCGATTGATGTAAGTTTTCTACCAACTGCTCCTCTA